GTCTCGGTGGTCATGGCCGCTTGCGCCAGCGGGCTGTACATACCCGAGTGCGCCGCCCATGCCTTCTCTTCGCCCTTGGGCCCGAACTCGTTGCCGTGCAGCGCGTGGCCGTAGAAGTCATGCACGGCGCGGAACATCTCGGTGTCGTTGAGCCCGGTGCGCGGGTCCACGTTGTTCATGGACAGGTGCGGCTCGCCGCCTTGGAACACGTACAGGTGGCCGTTGTTGTGGACGTCGCGCAGCATCTCTTTGCTGCTGCGGTAGTTGCCTTCGCCGTTCTTGTGAAAGCTCATGTTGACCGGCAGCGAGTCAAACTGCTGCTGGGTCTCGTGGTTTAAGTGCCGATAGGCCTTGGCCACCAGCTCGTCGTAGTCCTTGGCCTCGCCCACGTGCTCGGGCATCTGGCGCTTGTAGGCGTCGTACACCGCTTGCTTGTACGCCGGGTGGCCCTCGGTGGCCAGCATAAACACGCGCCCTATGGGTGCCTGCTTCTTGAGCGAGCTCTCGCTGTTGGCAATGGGCGCGTAGGGCCTGCCAAACATCTGCTGGCTGTAGGCGTTTGCCGCTTGGTGCGCGGGCGTTTGCCCGCCGCGTATCAGATCGCGGACCTGCGCATCCTCAGATGGTTGCGGAACTGCGCCTCGTGGTGATCCGGGTGCAGCTTGGGCACTGGACCCACCTTCTTCTCGTAGGCCTTGAGTTCGTGCTCCACTTTGCGCAATAGCGCGTGGATGGACGCGGTAGAACGGCCCTTCTTGCTTTGTGTCATACAGTGCCTCAGCGTGTGTTGGCATGGTGGTTGATGGGGTTGGGGTTAGTGCGGATTTTACAGCGCATACGGATTCTCCCTCTTGCGCTGCCCGGCGTCAACATAGTCGTCCTCGTCCACCCATTCCTTGGGGAAGTCGATCGTAAGCCAGCCCGCGTCACGCAGGTAGCGCAGGGCTTGGCTCATGGCGTCCACGAAGTCGTCGTGCGCCGTGCCTTCGGGGAAGCTGCATATCTGGCTGATCATGCCCTCGGCCCAGTCGCGCACAAAGCCCTTACGGTTGCTTGACTCCGGTATCCAGACGCGCCCGGCCTTGATCACGTTGGCCACGATGGACAGCCGCTGGACCTTGTCGGCCCGGCCCGGGTTGTACGGGATGACGGGCACGCCTGCCCTGCGCAGGTCTTGTATAAGACTGATGCCCGCGCTCTTGTCCTCGACCAGCAGCAGGTCCACGCGCTTCTTGTTCTTGCCCTCGCCGTACACGACCTCGTACTCGTCGAGCACCTTGGGCCGCAGGTCTGGGTACTGCATGTGCTCCTGCCAGCAGTCGATCACCAGCGCGCACATGCCGCCGTCTTCGGGCTTGAAGATGCCCAGCGTGATGTGCGCCGTCGGGTCGTTGACGGTCTTCTCGCTCGTGGCGCAGTCCAGCGATTGCAGGATGAACTCGAACTTGGGCAAGGGCTTGCCCGCGGGCCAGAGCTTGAACCAGTCCCTGCGCACGATGCCGCCCTCCTCTGGGTCGATGATCTCGGCGTAAATCTCTTGGCGCCCCAGCTTCGTGCCCTCGTACTGCATGATCTGCTTTTGGAACGAGGGCGCTAGGTTCTTGATGTTGCTGTACGTGCTGGCCCTTGTTACGGCCACGTCGTCGCCATCGCGGGCGATCAGGTCCATGACCACGTCCTTGGGCTTGGGCGTGGTGGACGCGATGAGCTTGGTGTGCTGCCCGAGGCGAATACCGAACTGGATCATGTCCCAGCTCTCTTGCAGGTACTCCCACGCGGCCAGCTCGTCGAGCCATCCGCCGTGGAACTGCGGGCCGCGAAAGCGCTCGGGCTCGGACGCTGGTATGCCCTTGATCAAGCTGCCGTTGATCAGCGTCAGCTCGTGCAGGCTGCTGTTGTACTTCTCCACCAGCTTCGGGGGTATGACCGAGAGCAGCCCGGAGTCGCCCTCGTAGCACGTGCCGCGCAAGTCGGCAGAGGTCGGGGCTGACACCAGCCAGCGCGTGCCGGGGTGCTCCCACGCCCACCACCCTAGGTTCTCGGCGGCTGCACGGGTCTTGCCGGCCCCGCGGCCAGCGCACATGAGCCAGATGCTCCACCAGTCGCCCACGGGCTCTAGCTGGTGCTTGTGCGCGGCTATGAGCCAGCGTGCGCGCCACTCAAAGGCCAGCCGGTCGCGCTCGGGCAGCTTTGCGTACTGCTCGCGGACCTGCGGGCTCTGGAGCAGCTCGGCTAGGTCACTCACTGGCTTGGCGCTTGAGTGCGAGGTTCTTGAGCAGCTCGCCGAAGATATCGAAGCTGGCCTCGATCACCACGGGGTTCTCGTCGTCACCTGCCACCACGGTGCGCTCGCCGTATACCTTGGGCAGATACTTTGCGGCCAGCCACTTGCGCGCATCCATGCGCAGACGGTTGTGCGCTATGCTGCCCGCGTCGTAGCGCTTGTTGCCTGCCTCGTCAAATACGGCCAGCGGCTCGGTGTCCACGATGTCCTGTATTTGGTCCGCCAAGCAGTGTGCGCCATCCTTGCGCGCGTCCGCGTATCGCTGTTGAAACTCTGGCTTCTCACGAAGCCATCTGTAGATTGTTACTGAGTCCGGCATGTGCGCGGACTGCACAATCTTTGCCATCGGCTCGCCGCTAGCCAAGCGCCCGCAGATTTCATCCACGAGCACATCGGTGTAAAGCGATGGTCGGCCCCCCGCGTGCTTTGTCTTACCAGTTGCCATTTGTGCCCCTTAGCGCATCTTGCAGCGCGTGTGGGGCGAAGTTTAGCCGATTGTGTAGGGCGTGTCAGCAGGCAGCTCCAGCGCGGCCAGCAGCTCGGCTATGGCCTGCTCCTCGGTGGCGCCATGGCCCAGCGCGTCGCCGGGCTCGTAGCCCGGCTCATAGGCCTGCCAGTCAAAGTCGCGCACGGGGATGGGCGGGTACTGGGGTGACGTGCGGATGATCATGGTGTCTCTTCCTCTTCTGGATACTCGTCGGGGTCAGCGCGGTCCTCATCGGTTTCGATGGCCGTGTGCGCCGCTTCCCAATCGCGTTGTATTTGTCGGAGGCGCTCTTCCTCGGCGTGCTGCTCTGCCGGAATGGCTTTATACCGCGCCACTTGCTTTAGCAATTCCTCATCAAACATGTTCATGCTGTCACCTCTTTCCTCAATAATTTTTTGCGCAACTTCAATACTTCAGAAACCCCAACAACAGCCTCGGCTTCTGTACAAACACCAAGGCGAACCAAAGCGCGATAAACAGCAGGCACCACACTCTTTGCATAACGATGTGGCCTGTCGCAAATGTTTTGGGCCATGTCCAGCACCCTGTCAGGGGTCACCCCAGTGAACAGTGAGTCTGATGAAACCACGCGAATCCAAGGGCCGTTTGGGTCGTAGCTCATGCTGCCACCTCCATGGCCTTCAAGATCGCGTCCAGCGCGTCGCGCAGTTGCGTGGCTTGGGCCACGGGGATGACGGTGTACATCCGCGACTGTAGGCCCGCAATGGAGAGCCAGACGCCGTCGTCGTACTGCTCCACAAAGATGCTGTCGGCGTCGATCTGCGGGGCCTTGATGTGAAATTCTAAGGGGTTGTCCATGGTGTTCTCCTTATGCTGCTTTAAAACCGAGTGCGGCTTGAACTTCGTACATATTGGCTGGGGCGAGAAAAGCGTCTGCACCAATTAAGCCTTCACGAACAGCGACCTCAAAACTGTTGTCTTCCACTTGTTCTGAGGCGTGGCTAAAAGTCTCGCCAGTAGCAATTAGCTCGTCGATGGTTGCGCCATTTATGTTTATAACCGCAATGCGACCGGTGGAATCTTGCACTGTGATTGAGTAGTCTTTGGTCATTTTGTTTACTCCGTGTGTGTTGGTGTGAGTAGAGTATACAACCTTTTTGTTGTATGTGCTAGGTCCAATTGTAAAGTTATGTAAAGACGGGGGCCTTAGCCCCCGATGTCTTACTCGTATTTCTTGATGAATGCGTTGAGCTTGCGGACCTCACCACGTGCCCACTTTTGTTGTTCTGATCCGTTTTCACCACGCAGATCGTAGTTGTTCCAGTGCCCACCAATTTCGTCGTGGAACTTCTCCAGAACGTAGCGGGCCTCGTGAACGATCTCGGCTTGCGTGTAGCCTTCGACAGGTTTTCCGTCATCGTTTGAGATGTTGTCCAAGTCATAGGCCAGCTCGTCAATGTTCAACGCCGCTTTGAGCATTGCTTGCTTTTGCTTCTCTGTTTGCATAACATTTTCCTTTGTGTGTATATGTTGGTCGGAACTAACCAACACCTCTACTGTAACACAAAGTTACAGTTTGTATCACGCCCACAGAAAAATATTTCTATCAGTGCGGCTTGCCCGATAGCCTTTGCCTAATCTGGTCGGGCAGCTTCTCGATGTCCACGCACTCCTCGGCCAGCCGGGCGCACTCCTCGCGCTCGATGGCGATGGCCTGCTTGGTGGCCTCGATGGCGATCGTCATGATCTCGGCCTTGGCGTGCGCCAGCTCCCGGTCGAACTCCTTCTGGGTGAACATCGGCATGACGTTGGCGTGGCCAAGTAGCTGCCGGGCGAGGGGGCTTAGTTCTTTCTTTTCCATGATCTACTCCTGTGATTGGCCCATGACTCGGGCCTCCATTACTTTGTTGGCCTTGCGCAGGCCAGCGTTCTCGGCCTTGAGCCTCTCGACCGTGGTGGTCAGGTAGGCAAGGCGGCTCTCGGCCTGTTTGATCCAATTGGCCACCTCGGTGGGCATACGGTACTCCGTCACCGGTTCGGGCTCGTTTTGGGCTGTTTTAGGGGTCTTGGTGGCCATGTTTACATCCAGTAGGCAATGGTTACGCCCAGCAGGGCGAAAGTGAGTGTAAGGGCCAGCATGCCGAGGGCATAGGCCCACGGCGCCATGGGCTTGTGGACGGGGTAGTGCTCGCGATATCTCACGGCAGCGTCTCCATGGTGTCCTGACCGATGTGCAGGCTGATGTGCTTGGTCATCGGCCCAAAGAGCTGGTCCACCGCCTCGGGCTCGCCCAGACGGTTGAGCTTGTAGTAGGCGTGCACGTACTCGCTGGTGCTCATGCTCTCCCCGGTCCGGGGAAAGTAGCGCTTCTCTGGCGTGAGCTTGGTGCGCTTGGGTTTGCCGGTGATCTTGAGCAACTGCGACACGAAGTCGGTGCGTTGCTCGCGCACGGTGTAGCGGGCTTTGCCTAGGGTTATCGTTTGCATAGTCTTCTCCGGTTGTGGCCCCCGAGGGGGCCGTTGGGGTTACAGGTAGGCGTGCTCGTGGGCCGCGATGAACTGGTCGGTGGCCTTGTCCAGCTTGAGCGCGGCCATGGTATCGGCAAGGGTCCACAGCGCCTTGTTGAGCTTGACGTTCTCGGTGACGCCGCCCACGGCGCGGGTGGTGGTGCGACGGCCAGTGGCGCTGCGCCCGGCTAC